TAAGATCTGCAAAAGGGATCATACGTCTAGTTAATGACTCGATCGTTCCCTTATACATTCGTGGAGCAACAGCAATGTAGTTTGGCATAGCCATCTGAGACGCAGACTTTGGTCTCACCATGTTCTCCATCAACTGCCACTTAAGTACAATCTGAGTACCAGCTACCATTACACCCTCATACCATACATCAATAGTCTTCTCAATTCTTTCGAATCTTCCCTCCTCCATCATTTCTGCTGGCGGATTAAATGTGTCGTCCTTCTCAATTACTCTAGCAGCGTTGCCTTCTAGGATCTTCTTCTTGTAAACGTAAGTCTTTGTGGTCTTGTAATTATAGTATAACAGAGTACAAGTGTCTCTTGAGAAAACATCGTCAGAATAAAATCTGGACACAGAGTAGTACTCACCCCAAGACTGATTGGTTTTTGAAATCTCTTCTAGATCTTCTTTAGTAAGTCTAGGGTTAATCTTAATTAGTTCACTCATTGGAACCGTCTTAACCTCACCCCAGTAGAAGCAGTCTCTAAAGTATGGATCTTCTGTGTAACTGTAGATCACATTTGCTGGATCTACGTAGTTAATCTTTACACCCTCTCCAGGAAGAAACTCGTGCTTACCTACAGCAATACCAATGGTTGTTAGATCGTAATCAAAACGTCTCTTAATATCATCGTAGTGGTTCTCTAATAAAATCGTGTTGATAGCCTCTTCTTCTGCAATCTCTACAGCTGGCTTGTAATTAAGCTGCATAAATAGAGATAGCTCCTCATCATCATTTGGCAAGTCCTCTGGGCTTACCATGAAAGGATCTACTCCAAACTTATCTTGAACCTGTAGTAAAACTTCTTTGGCAGCCATCTCACCCTCGATCATGTCCTGATACTGGTTTCTCTTCTCTGCTGAAAGTGCGTCCTGAGCGTAGGCTTTAATTGTGAACAGTCTGTCAGACATACCGTTTACAACAATGTCTACAAACTTAGGGATAATGGGAACTGGAGTCCAGTCAATGTTTAAGTAAGAAAGGTCTCCATCAATAGCTAATTCGTTCTTGTACTTCTGAATAGGTTGCTCTCCACGAGCGTACAATCTAAGACGATTAAAGTCTTTCCACTGATTGTAGTACCTTGCAGATCCACTGTCTCTGCGAAACCATTCGTATTGTATGGCCTGGCCAACTCTCAATCCAAACTCCTCGCTCGCCTTCTCTGCATCTGTTGCAAGCTGGCTAGGAAACTGGATCGGAGATATGTTTATGTTTGACTCTTTCCGCATTAGCTAATTATTTGACTGGTTGTCCCATTGTTCTTGTATCTTGCAAATTTAATGCTTATTTTTGACTCTTTTCTTTCAGGCTGATACATGTGCTTTTGATTAGCCATAATAGCTAAACCAGAACTAATAGACGCATCATACTTTGTTCTGTTACTAATATCAAACTTAGCCCAGTCATTTAAAGTTCTGTTAAAGTACATCGAACCCATCTCTGACGGATCTCTATACGTACCTTCCATATCGAGGCCAACATTCTTTTCAATATATGTCTCAATAGCAGATGCGTGTGCCTGCCTTACGTCCTCACTTGAGTTAGGTATACCACCAAGCTCTCTCTCGGTTGGAGACAACTTTGACAATGGCTTGTCTGGTCTGTTCAAGCAGAAGTGTCTATACCCCCTGTTCTTGAAGTGATACAGCAACCTTGGCTTGTTATTTTCTGCCAAAACTGGCATCCCATAAAAGAAGCAGGCCATCAGCACCTCCTCAAAAAATATCTCTGCCGTCTGAGGTCGTGCAACGTACTCTAGGAAGAACTCATTACTTGGAGCGTCTTCCATGTTAAACTTAGTCAAGCCATGTAATGCTCCGTTAGATCCAAATCCATCTACAGTGCCAGAGATATCGTAGGAGTCACAACCGAACGCACCGATGTGCTCGTTCATTGGATAGAACAAGTCACCTCTTCTGTCAACCCTGTTCTGTAATCCACGTGGAGGCACCCAGGATATATTGAACCTACCCCTTGGGTCTGGAGTCCAAATAACCTCGCTGTCCTTCTTGCCATCTCTCCAGCTAAAGAACCCTCTAGTAGTAAAGCTGCCAGATATCAAGCTGTCGTTAAAGTCAATCTGAGTGTATATCTTGGTAAGGTTAAATATCGACTGCTTACTTTCATCTCTAAATGCGTGAGACTCTGTTCTAGGGTACTGACGATAAAACTCGTTAAGGGCATCAGGATCGCTTTTAAGAGACTTTACTTCGTTCTCCCAATAGTCTATAGCACCAAGGTTTATAACCTCACCATCGACACCTATGATAGGTTTCTCAGGCTTTCTAAATACAGGCATGCCGTACTTATCTATAAATCCTTCCATGTTCCACTCCATTGGTATAAACAGAGCATATAGGCCACTCTTAGTTTGGTCGTTCTCAGATCTCTTGTTTGGTCTTGAGTCCTCGTACAACTTCTTGAAGTTCTCACCACCCTTGTCGAGTGCATTGGATGTAGATCCCATCATACACTTACCAATAATCTTTCTACCTAGACGCAAACATGTTTTGGTTACACGCCAGTTGTTCAGAATATTATTTGGTTGTGACCACTTGCCACTCTCGTCATGCACCAAAAGCTGTAACTTCTCACCATCGTAGCTGTTGTCTGCGGTGTTTTTCCAGTCAATAGTAGTGTTAAGACCTTCCTCTGGCTCCTCCTCATCGTGCATCGTCTTAAAGTTCTTTGCTGTAATCTTTGAGGATGGTATTCTAAATGCTAGTTCAGTCCTTGGGTTGTCCATACCGTCCTGAATAGGCTTAAAGAAAAACGGATAATTTCTAAACGTAGGTACAACCTTATCCGTAAACATCGTCTTTGCATCTGGACCAGTCTTCGATAGGATACCTATACGTCCGTTGTGGATGTTTGTGCCGATGTTAACAATCTCTCCATCTGCCATGTACGAGAAACCAGAACGTCTGATCTTCAAGTACACCATGCCAAACGATCGTGTGTCAGCCTTGCAAGCCTCCCAGTAAATGTAAAGAATTCTATTAGCCTCTCTGAAGTCTGGGAAACCAACGTCAATGCTAGACCACTGCAAGTACATGTAGTGACCACCAGTAATATAGGTTGACACTCCATTGTTCTTAAACCAGAAACCATTATCTCTCCTATCGAACTCTGCGTCAATATAATCCACCCAGTTACTTCTAAACTGGAGTGGCATCTTGTTCCACTGGAATATTGACTTTATTTTGGATAGCGCTGATGGAAACTCAGATCTTTCCCAGTACTGATCTTCCTTCTTTGCAGATCTGCTGTAAACTTTGTTAGGCTCCTCTGGTAACGCTACTTTAAGCCCGTTTATCTGATATATATCTCCAATGGTGCCGTCCTTAGATATAACCACAAGATCATAATCAGAGTTATACCCGTACTGGTATATCTTCTTGGTATTACCCTTGATCCTATCCTTTTCGGGTATAACATCAACAATAGTGTACAGGGACTTACCCGTGTCTTTTTGCTCTTCGCTCGGCAAACCCACCTTTTCCAGTTTCATCCTTGTCTGTTTTATTTAGAAGTTCTTCCTCTGCCTCAACACGATCAAGTATCTCAAACGCATCAAATATAGCCAGCTTCTTAGTGGCAGCAGCGTTCTTAAGCTTGTCAGCAGAAAGGTCTTCCTCTCCTCCAGAGATAATTCTCTCCTCTGCAACTTCTATCAAGTGCATCACAGCCTTTCGGCCAGCACTGATAATCTTTCTCTTTGTTTCATTTAACTCCATTCAGTTCTATGCAAACATTTTTAGAATACATTCTGTAGAGTGTAACTCCATCTATCTCAAACTCATACTCGCTCTCTGGAGTAAAAGCAACCTTGTCGCCACTCTTTAAACCCTTGTCAATAAGATCTTGGTTAGGGTATATTAACGTACCTCTCAAGTACTCCTCGTTACCAATCTTTGATAGAATATAGTTGTCCATCCTTTTCTCTGGCATAACAAAGCAATACCGTGAGTGTGCCTTCCAGTCACCATCCCTCTTGTAAAGGTAAAACTGATCGTCATCAATCAAGAAGATACTGTCAAATAGATGCGATCTGCCGCTACGCTCATTACCGTGAATGTCGTTGTAGTACTTAAATACGTTGTGATGAACAATCACAATATCTCCTGGCATAACGTCTCCAGTATACCCAATAGGCGTGGCTAAAACTTTAGCGTGTCTATTAGATGCCTTGTGATCTTCTTTTGAAGAGCTAGTAATAAAGTCTATACCACCAATACTCTTCACGTTATCGTACCTAGAACCACCTACTGGCTCTACAATAAAGTGAAATGGTGACCTCATTCAAAATCAAGATTAAACTCTAAAGTTGCTGGCATGTTCTCGTTGAAGGTCTTCCATAGAT